CTGGTGATGGCGGTGCTGGTGTCCATCGTGACGGGTGCCATTGCCGGCAACGTGGCCTCCCAGAGAACCATCGCAGCATTGATCGTGCATATCGATTACCTGCGCTCGCACATCGATCGCCACGAAGAAACCATCAGTCGGGCGCACCGGCGCATCGATGACCTTGAGAAGCGAGGATAAGCATGGCCACGTACAACCCTTTCCGAGACTTCAGCGAGCAACTCGCGCGCGGCGTGCACGACTGGGACGCGCACACCTTCAAGATCGCGTTGACCAACACGGCACCCGTCAACACGCAAGCGTCGCTCGACACGGGCACCAACCATCCGCCGCCTGCTGCCGCGAACGGCTACACCGCAGGCGGCACGGCCACGACGATCTCCATCGCTGAAGTCACGGGTACCACCACGGTCTCCGGCACGCAGGTGGTCTTCACCGCCACGGCAGGGGGCATCGGGCCGTTTCGCTACGCCATTCTCTACAACGACACCGCCACCTCGCCTGCCGATGCCCTGGTCGCCTGGTGGGACTACGGCACTGTGGGCGGCATCACGCTCGCCGACACCGAGACCTTCACGGTGAAGTTCAGCAACACCACGCCCGGCGCTATCTTCACACTGGCGTAATCGGGGGCTCGCATGGCTGATAACTTTCCGCAGACTGCAGGCAGCGGGCGCAACGTCGCGACCGATCAGGTCACCTATTCGGGCGACACCGCAGACGTGCAACTGGTGCGCGTGGTCAACACGACGGGCGCGGAAGGCTCGCGGGTCGTGACTGACAAGCCTGTGTTTCAGACTGAAGACCTAGCGCACAACGACGGTGATTTAGGCGTCCTGATGATGGGCGTCAGGAATCACACGACGGGCAGCACTGCGGACGGGGATTATTCTGCGATCAGCGTTTCCAGCACGGGTGAGATGCAGACGCTGGCACGGCGGGATTTGCAGCGCATCGCGGTGGGCGTCACGGGCGTCACCACGGCGACCACTGCGTATGTCGCGGGCGATCAGGTCGGCACTCAGATCACGCTAGCAAACGCCGCTCGCCTGTCTGGCGGAAGCGGCACCATCGTGGGGGCAACCCTGATCGATCAGTCGGACATTATCGGCGCATATGATCTGGTCATCTTCGACTCAAGCGTAACGCTCGCAGCAGACAACGCCGCCTTCGCCATTTCCGACGCAGACTCACTGAAGATTGTCGCTTTGATTCAGCTTGCTGGCGCGTTCGACTTGACAAACAACCGCGTCGCGCAGGCGTACAACCTCGCGATCCCGTACGTGTGCAGCGGCGGTACAAGTTTGTTCGCGGCGCTAATAACCCGTGCGGGCCACGGGTTCTTCACGGCAGGAGCGTTGCCCCAAGTAAACGTCTACGTCGAGCGCAACTAACATGGCGTGGCGGATGACTGGTTCGACAGGAATGCGATTTAACGTCACCAATTCTGTCACCATCGGAGCCACCTCCAGAACTGCGTTGATTTGTGGATGGTGGAGGCCCACAACGCTGACGGCGGGATTGGGTTACTGGTCGGTCGATCCCGCCTTGTTTGCGCGCATTCACACGACAACATCGGAAATTGAGTTATCCACCAACAACGTGACCGACGGCAAATGGACAACGTCTGGCGCCGGAATTGTTGTTGACCAATGGCGTTTTATTGCGTTCATGCTGTCGACGTTAAACGGCACGCCCTCGGCGGCGTGGCGGGTGTGGGTCGGCTCCGAATTGAACGCTCCGACAGAGGTCACTGTGAACCTGCCGAGCCCTGCGCCTGCAGGAAATTTTACTGGCGGGGCGAATGTGATTTTCGGTCAGGTTGGATCGGGTGGCGCGGTGTCGTTTGCCGGTGAACTGTCCGATTGTGCAGTGATCGCACAGACCGTGAACACCAGCGGGCCGCTGAGAACTGCCGCCTTCGGCGCCATCACGCAGGCCGAAGCCAATCTGGTGAAAGAGCGCGTTGTGTGGCCGCTTTGGCTCGGCAATCCGTTTCCGCCAGAAGTCTGCGCCATGCCACTGGGCAACGGCACGTATGACGCATCCTATGCGCTCATGGGGCCGGGATATGCCGGAAGCGGAACTGGAGTGCCGACACCGCACATGACAAATATCCTCAACAACTCGCCGTCGCAGTTGTCAACCGGGGCAGGCGCAATCTCAAAAGGTCTTGAAGGCGGCCCGCGCGAGTTCTACGCCAACGCCGCCTCGCAGCGTGCATGGATTCGCAGATGATCCGCGCGGACGCTCTGAGTGTGGGTGACGTGATCGACTGGCGCGGGGCGCCTGCCGAGGTGCTGAGTGTGGAGATCGGGCGCACGGTCGAGATTGTTGTGCATGTGGTGGCCGAATCGATGCCGCCGTTTCGGATCACATTTCCCACGCTAACGGCCGAGGAATGGAATGCCGAGTGGACTGACGAGGACTTCGCCGCTCGGCGTGAGGCAGACCTTGCCGCCGAGCAGTTCACGCTGATCGAGACCTGACGCCATGTCGCTCCTGCTGCTGTTCAAATCCAGCGGCAGCCCTACCGCGTTCACGCTGGATGCCTCCCCTGGCAGCCTGAGTGTTTCCGGCCAGAGCGCCGCTACGCTTGCCGCCCGCAGTCTGAACGCCGCCTCTGGCAGTTTCACGATCACCGGCCAAGCCTCCACCCTGGTCACGACGCGCAGCGTCAACGCCGCAGCCGGCAGCTTCACGATCTCGGGCCAAGCCGCCACCCTCACCTACAGCGGTGCCGGCGCGCTTGCACTGGCCGCCGATGCGGGGAGCTTCTCGCTTACCGGATCCGCTGCCACGCTTCTGCGTGCCCTCTCGCTGAACGCCGCCGCCGGCACCTTCACGATCACGGGGCAGGTGGCGGCCACCACTGCAACCCGCGCCCTTTCCGCCGACGCAGGCGCACTCAGCATCACGGGGCAGGGCAGTACCCTCAGTGTTACCCGTGCGCTCAGTGCCGACGCGGGCACCTTAACGCTCACGGGCCAGGGCGCCACGCTCCTGCTCGAGCGCCGCTTGATCGCCTCTGCGGGCGCGCTCACCCTCTCGGGGCAAGCCGCCACGCTCTTCAAGACCTCCACGGTGCCCGATCCCGCCGACGTGCGCGAGGGCGTGGTCTACGGCCCTGGCGGGATCTACACCGGCACGCTCAAGGTCGGTGCCGGGCAGGTGTGGCTGCGCCGGCGCTAGCGTTGTATCCGTGAGACCTCCTGTACGCCCATAGACTTTCCGTCATCAGGAGACCCTCCTCATGGCGTCGATCGTCCAGATTTGCAACATGGCCCTCTCGCACATCGGCGCAGGGCCGCTGATCTCCAGCATCTCGCCGCCCGACGGTTCGCTCGAGGCGGGCTATTGCGCGACGTTTTACGACATGGCCCGCACCGAGTTGCTGGAGCCCGGCAACTGGGCCTTTGCGCTGAAGCGCGCCGAGCTCGCAACCGTCACCAACCCGAGCTCCGCCTGGGTCTATGCCTACGCGCTGCCCTCGGACTGCCTGCGCGCACTGCGCATCCTGCGCCCCGCCGTGGCCGTGACGGTGTTCAATCAAGACGAGGTGGCCCTGCGCCAGGACGACCGTGACGGGGCACCCTTCGACATCGAGGGCCAGGTGCTCTACAGCGATCAGGAGGAGGCGACACTGCTCTACAGCGTGGACGTCACGGACTCCGCGCGCTTCACGCCGAGCTTCGCCGCCACACTCTCCTATCTCCTGGCAAGCTACCTCGCAGGCCCCATCATCAAGGGCAACGAGGGCGCGCGCGTGAGCGATGCGATGCGAAGCCGTGCGATGAACATGGCAGATGTCTCGCTCGCGAGCGCCGCCAACGCCTCCAGCGCCGAGGTGTTCGTCACCTCTAGCATCCTGGCCGCCCGCGCGTGACCAACAAGGTACTGCTGCGATCCTTTGCCGGGGGCGAGATCACGCCCGAGCTAAACGGCCGCCTCGATCTGGACAAGTACCAGACCGGGCTCACGCTCGCGCGAAACTTCATCACGCTCCCCCACGGCCCGGCTGCCCGGCGCCCCGGCACGCGCTTCATCAACGAGGCCAAGAACAGCACCTCCCGTGTACGCCTGATCCCCTTCCAGTTCAGCGCCACGCAGACGGTCGTACTCGAGTTCGGTAACCAGTACATCCGCTTCCACGTGAACGGCGGCACGGTGCTCGAGAACACGGTCGCGATCGCCTCGATCGCCGGCAGCACCGTCAACACCACGGGCGCCCACGGCTACGCGACGGGCGACTGGGTCTACATCGGCACCCGGTTCTTCAAGGTCACCGTGGTCGACGCCGACACCTTCACGACGACCGATCTGTGGGATGTCGCCACCCCCGCATCCGGCGCCACCGCCGCGCGCGTGTACACGCTGGCGAGCCCGTACCTGTCGGGGGATCTCACCACCCTCGCGTTCGCGCAGAACGCCGATGTGGTCACACTCACGCACCCCGCCTACGCCGCGCGCGAGCTCTCGCGCCTGGGCGCTGCCGACTGGACGTTGACCGCGATCGACTTCGCGCCCCCGACCCTCGCACCGGCCACCGTTACCGCGACGCCCACCACACCCGTGGGAGGTGTCAACACGGTCGCCTCCTATGTCGTCACCGCCGTGCAGGCTGACGGGGTGACCGAATCCCTGCCCTCGGCCGTGGCCACTGCCTCAAACGATCTCACCAAGCAGGGCAACTTCAACACCATCGCCTGGAGCGGGGTGGCGGGCGCCTCGCGCTACAACGTCTACAAGCTCCGTGGTGGCATCTACGGGTACATCGGACAGATCATCGCCGACACCTCGCTCGGCTCCACGATCTCCACGATCTCGCGCTCCGCGGGCACCACGGTGATCAACATCACCACCGCCGCCGCGCACGGCATCGCCTTCGCCGCGTTGAAGCGCGTGTACGTGGCAGGCACCGGTGTGCCCTCGCTCGACGGCACGTTCTATCTGACGGCCGTGCCGGCCGCGAACCAGTTGACCCTGTTCTCCTACGCCAAAACCGCGGCCTCCGCCACGCAGGGCACGGCAACCGACGTCTCAACGACCAGCGCGCTGTCCATCAAGGACGACAACGTCCTCCCCGACACGCTCACCCCGCCGCCTGATGACCTGATCACGCTGAACAAGGAGGCCTCCGACTACCCGGCCGCCGTCACCTACCACGAGCAGCGGCGCTGGTTCGCCGGCACCGACGCCAAGCCCCAGGTGCTCTGGGCCACGCGCACCGGCACCGAGAAGAACCTCACCTCCAGCCTCCCCGCGCGCGATGCCGACGCGCTCGAGATCCGCATCGCCGGCAGCCAGTACAACCGGATCCGCCACTTGATGGCGCTCTCGGATCTGATCGCCTTCACCGCAGGCGGCGAGTTCCGCATCTACGCCGACGGGGCACCGGCCATCACACCCACCTCGGTGAGCGTCAAGCCCCAGGGCTTCTCGGGCTCGGCCAACGTGCAGCCCGTGGTGACCAGTGGGTCGATTCTGTATGTACAGGCCCAGGGCGCGCGCGTGCGCGAGCTCGCGTACAACTGGGAGGCAAACTCCTACAAAACAGTCGACGTCTCGATCCTCGCCCCGCACCGCTTCAACGGCTACGCCATCGAGCAGCTCGCCTACTCGCGCGCACCCGATCAGATCCTCTGGGCCGTGCGCGATGACGGGCTGCTGCTCGGCTTGACCTACGTGCCCGACCAGCGCGTCTTCGGCTGGCATGCGCACGACACCCTCGGGGCGTTCGAGTCGGTGTGCGTCGTGGCCGAGGGCAACGAGGACGTGCTCTACGTTGTCGTGCAGCGCGAGATCAACGGTCGCACGGTGCGCTACATCGAGCGCCTGGAGACCCGGATCTTTGTCGACCAGGCCGATGCCTTCTTTGTCGATTCGGGCCTCACCTACAACGACGAGGCCACGGGCACCGTGAGCGGTCTCTGGCACCTGGAAGGCGAGACCGTGCACATTCTCGGCAACGGCGCCGTGCAGACCCCCGCCGTCGTCACCAACGGCGCCGTGCCGGTGACCAGCGCAGGCCCCGTGCACATCGGGCTGCCCATCACCGCCGATCTGCGCACCCTCCCGCTCGCGTTGGAAGGCGCACAGGCCGCGGGGCAGGGCACGGCGAAGAACGTGAACAAGGTGCATCTGCGTATCGCGCAGTCGAGCCTCGTGCAGGCAGGCCCCGCCTTCAACCGGCTGCGCCAGTACCCGGCGCGCTCGATCACCGACCCCTACGGCTCGCCGCCCAATCTGCGCAACGGTGAGATCAGCCTGTCCATTGATCCCAGTTGGAACCAGGGGGCGACGATCTGCATCCGCCAAGAGGAACCCCTCCCGCTCACCGTCGTGTCGATGACGCTGGAGATGCAGGCAGGTGG